AACCAGTGTTTCGATGTATTTGGGTCCTTAAGAAATCCGGATCGCTTAAAGCAAATCGAAGAGAGCTATAAACAAAAGCATGAATATGAGCAGAGAAGCCAAGAACAGAGCCGTAGTTATTATGAAAATTCATACAGTAACTACAATCAGTCTGTATCCGGGAGCCAGATTGGGGAGGAGAACAGGGCTATATTTAAGCAGTTTTATAGGACGCTTTCCAAGATATACCACCCGGATAGTAACCCTGGAAAAGATACGTCTGAGGAGATGAAAGCCCTTAACCAATTAAAAACTGACTGGGGAGTGTAATAAAGACAAGACAAGAACTATTTAAATCAATGACGTAAGTCATGAAAATAAAAAATGAAAGGAATTTATAATCATGATAGCAATAGGTATTTTACTTTTCGCAATTACTTGCGAATTAGCGGCAATTTACGGAAAGATGGAGGAGAAACACGATGGGAATTAATTTATTGGGAAGTTGTCTTGCTTCCTGCAAAGAAATAGTTGAAGATCCTGGAACCCAGGGATCAGTGGATAAGGCGGCGATAAAGGCCGGAATGCACAATCTTTCAGCATCTATGGAGCAAAGCAAAAAGGAGTTAGAGAAGCAGCAGGATAAAAAGAAAAATAATTTAGAGAGGCGGAATGTAAATGGCAGGAATTAATTTTAATGATGGATTTGAGACTTTTACAATCAATGAGGATCCAAACCGGGTTATTAGAATAAACCCCAAAGATGGAAACATATTGACCAGATTCGAAGAAGCTATGAAAGACTTAAGTAGTGAAAGTGAGAAATTAGCCGATATTAAGGTAAAGGCTGACGGTACCCCGGGAGAAGGTAATGAAGCAACGCTGGAAGAAAGTGCTGATAGGTTGCGTAGTTTTAACCGATTAATCAATGATAAAATGAATTACATATTTAATTCTGATGTTACAGAAGCCGCATTCGGGAAGCAATCCCCGTTATCATTGATTGGACCGGACAATCGTTTCCTATTCGAAGTATTCCTGGAAGCAGCGTTGGAAGCTGTAAAAGAGAAGTTAGAGGAATCCATAAAAGATAGCGAGCGCCGTATTGGCAAGTATACCGATAAGTATAAAAGGGCAGCAGACGGAAGCAGGAAAAACACTACCTCGGCAGGGCAGGTGTAGTATGGATTCAGACAAGAAAATGATTGAGGCCATAAAAAAGATTCTTGAAAGGGGAAATACGGCTGAGGTTAAAAGAAGAAGGAATGATGTAATTGTACTCGAGGTAGTTAAAAAAATAGAATATCAGAATGATAGATAAAATGGTATCTATTAAGGGCTAAATGGAGCCGGTGACTTGTGAATTATATACAGGTTGCCGGCTTTTCCTGTCTTAGAAAAGAGAAAGGTTAAAACAGTGAGATCAGATGGAAGTATTATTATTGATACAAGGATTAATTCAAACGGCGTAGAAAAGGGCGTAGGTGAAATAAAGTCTTCGCTATCAAAGTTAGGCGGAACGGTTAGAAGAATTGGAACCGCTATTTTTGCAGCATTCGCAGTAAAACAGATTGTGCAGTTTGGTAAAGAGTGTTTAAAGCTGGGTTCTGATCTGGCTGAGGTTCAAAACGTAGTCGATGTAACGTTTCCAACCATGACAAAAAGAGTAGATGAATTTGCAAGGGCAGCTGCCGATTCATTTGGATTGTCTGAAACAATGGCTAAAAAGTACGTTGGAACGTTTGGAGCTATGTCTAAATCATTCGGCTATTCAGAAAGCGCAGCTTATGACATGGCAACGGCTCTAACTGGCTTAACCGGAGATGTAGCGTCATTTTATAATATATCGCAGGATGAAGCCTATACAAAGCTGAAAAGCGTGTTTACAGGGGAGACGGAGAGCCTAAAGGAATTAGGCGTAGTAATGACACAAAATGCACTGGATCAGTTTGCGCTTGCAAAAGGATTCGGAAAAGTAACTGATAAGATGACAGAGCAGGAAAAAGTTTCATTACGGCTGCAATTTGTACAGGAACAGTTATCTGCAGCTAGTGGAGACTTTTCCCGAACCTCTGATTCATGGGCTAATCAAGTTAGAATATTACAACTAAGATTACAGTCGTTAAAGGCTACAATTGGTCAAGGTTTTATTAATTTGTTTACTCCAATTATTAAATCTATAAATGTATTTCTTGAAAAATTATCAGTGGCTACCGCAGCATTTAAAAAATTTACAGAAACAATTATGGGAAAAACTACCGTAAGTTCTGGAGTATCACAAGAAACAAGTAACGTTACAGATTTACAGAATGGTTATGAGGGAGCGGCCCAGGGAGCCGAGGATTTCGCCAACGGAGTGAAGGATGCAAACAAACAGGTTAAAAAGTCACTTGCTCCATTTGATGATTTAATACAAATCCAGAGAGAAGCTAAGGACACAACGACAACTGATCAAAATACGACTCCGGCAATCCCAGTAGAAAGTGAGCAGAGCGAGTCTTCGTTTTTGAACAATGTCTTAAAAACCCTGGAGGATATTAAGGTCAAATTATTAGAAATCGGAGAAATCTTTAAATCAGGCTTTATGCAAGGTTTAGGAAACTATAAGCCAATATTAAGCGAATTAATTACGGATTTACAAAGTATCGGCTCACATTTAAGAGAAATATTTACAGATGCTGATGTAATGGCAGCTGCAGAGCGATTTATTAACTCTTTCGCCCTTATGGTTGGACAGTTGGTTGGATCTATAGCAAGTATTGGTTTAACTATTGCCACTAATCTGGTAGGTGGAATGGAAAGCTATCTTTCCCAGAATACTGAGCGCATTAAGGGCTGGATTGTTAGAATGTTTAATATTGGAACTGAAATCAATACGATATTGGGTGATTTCTTTGTGGCATTCGCTGATGTATTTAGTGTATTCTCCACCCAGACGGCTCAGGATATAACCGGTTCTGTCATTCAGATATTCGCCGATGTGTTTGGAGGTGTACTGGAACTTACCGCCAAATTCACCAGAGACGTACTTGATATGATGCTTACTCCATTTACAGAAAATAAAGATCTGATCAAACAGTCGATCAGTGAAACATTGGAACCAATACAAGTCGTTGTGGAGACTATAGCATCTACAGTACGTCAACTTGTAGATGGTATAATGAAATTATATGACGAATATATTCACCCTCTTTTTGTATCAATCCGTGAAGGTTTATCGAAATTATTAAAAGTATTGTTAGAAGCCTATAATGAGTACATTGTTCCTATCTTGGATAAATTGGCAAAGAAGTTCAAGGAAGTCATGGAGGGGCCGGTTGGTGATGCTATTGACAGCGCATTAAAGTTTTTGGGAAAATTAGTAAAAGCAATTCAGCTTTTATGGGAAGAAGTCCTGCTTCCGTTTATCACATGGTTAATAAAAACAATGGTTCCAATATTGGCCCCTATTATTGAAACTATAGGAAATGTATTCCTAAATGTATTTGGAGCAATAGCAGAAACCATAAGTGGTGTGTTTGATGTCTTGAGTGGTCTTATTGATTTTATCACCGGAGTTTTTACGGGCGATTGGGAAAAAGCGTGGAAAGGTATCAAAGAAATATTTGCAGGAATATGGAAACAATTAGAGGCGGTAGTTGAAACAATTGTAAACAGTATAATTGATATTGTTAATGGTTTTGTAAAGACCGTCTCGACTGCAATCGAAAAAGCAATTGAAAGCTTTAACAAAGGTTACGAAAAAGGTAAGTCACTTTCAGGCAATAAATATGGAGGTGGGGGGAGAACATTTTCTTCCTATTCTGTCTCCCCGTATACCGCTTATTCAAACAATGTACCGCAGCTTGCTACCGGAACCGTGGTTCCACCAAAAGCCGGAAACTTCCTTGCTATGCTTGGAGATAACAACAAAGATTATGAGGTTGTGTCTCCACTCGAAACCATGAAGCAAGCATTTAAGGAAGCCATAGGGGAAATGGGAGGAATAGGCGGAGGAACCGCTCAGGCAGATTTGATATTAGACGGAACAAAATTCGGACAGTTGGTTTGGAAATATAACAATAAAGAAAATGACCGTGTAGGCGTAAGAATGGTAACAAATGGGGGGTGATGTTTTGAACAGTGAAATGACTTTATTTGTAATAGTTAAGGGGAGAGATCCCCCGAAAGTAAATATTAAGTGAAAGAGATTTAACTAGAAGATAAAATTGGAGGGAGCATATATGATAGAGCCATATAAGAAAATTTATACAGTTAGAGAAGCGGCTGAGGTATTGCTTGTCAATGAGGATACGGTGCGTGGTTTTATCCGTAGAGGAGAAATTATAGCCTTGAAGCTTGGAGCATTGAAGATCAGAGGAACGGATCTGGAAGCATTTATCGATAAATATCCGGCGTACAATCCAGAAATTACGGAAAGCAGGACTGAGGGATAAGACCGGGTAATTTCATACAATCCATTTACATATTCATTGAAACTTATAAATAATTCCAAAGCTTAAGCAAGGCTTGACATTGCAGAGAAAAGAGGATAAATGGACGCATTAGAAGAAGTAGAAATGTTAAAGGACTCTCAACATATTGCAGAGCGCGTGGCACGAATAATTTTAAGTGCAGCACAATACCCTGAATTCGGTATCGGCGGTGTGCCAATGACAACAGCTGTGGAAGTCTATGGAAAGGACGCTACATGGGTACGCCAGGGCATTGAAGACGGTTGGTTGCCTATCGGTCATGTAGTTTGGAGAGGAAGCAAGCGTAATTTCTATATCTCTCCGAAAAAGTTATGGGAAGATACTGGATACATTTGGAAAGGTTAATTACTGTTAAAATTGATTGAAAGTAGGGAGGCAGCAGGATATGACCAACGAAGAACTTGTGAACTTGATTAAAGCTGGCATAAACCCGGAAGATAATATGCTTATTCTGTATAACCAGGTTAAGGGCTTTATTTATTCAATCGCTTTAAGGTATCGTGGATTGGGAGAAATGGAGGATTTAGAGCAGGAGGGATTCCTTTCTTTATACGACGCTATAAATGGCTATGATCCCAGCACCGGAAATAAATTTCTTACCTATGCGCAGTACTGGATTATCCAAGGGATTAAGCGGTACATAGAACATAATTCCTGCTGCATGCGTTTTCCATCACAGATCCAGGGAAGATTACGGAGATATAAGCAGACGTGTGATTCATTTGCAAAAGAATTTGGTCGGGACCCATCAGAGGACGAGATTGCCGCCTTTATGGGGTTAAGTATAGAACAAGTCAGGGATATACATAAAAACGCCAATATGGCTAATCTGGTAAGCCTGGACGCGCCTGTAAAGGGATTCGAAGAGGACGGATTTACAACCGGTGACAATATTCCCTCTGATGAAGATATGGAAGAAGCTATAATTGACGGAATGCAGCAGGAGCAGCTTAAAGCGGTAATGCGAGACTGTGTAGACAGTTTAGAAGGAATGCAGCCGGAAGTGATTCGCAAACGTTATTGGGACAATATGACACTGGAAGCGATAGGGGAAGAATGCGGAGTACCTAAAAGTGCAGTACGGCGAGATGAATTAAAAGCAATGCGTGAACTTCGTAATCCTGGCAATAAGAGAAAACTTCGTCCCTTCTTACCGGAAGCAGAGACAATCTACAGCATGGGTATAAGCAGTACGGGATATGAAAGATTTAATCAGACATGGACCAGTGCAACAGAAAGGGCGGCTCTCCGCTTTGAGGCATGACAAGTGGTATTTTATGAGGTCTTCTGGTAGATTTTAGTAAACATCTGGAATGTATAAAGGTGTTTCCAATTTGGATACACCTCTGCTTATATACATAGATGTTAGAAAATGTTAGAATTCAAAACGAGCGAATGCTAGTATTTGCTAGGGTTGGATCCTCAATATTATCCCCTATTATAGCTATAGAAGATAAGAAAATGTATGTAAAACACTGCACACAAAGGCCGCACACAAAACCCTTGTAAAACCCAGTATGAACCTAGGAAATCCTCGGATATAAATGTGGGAAAATGCTTGAGTAAATATGTTGCAGAACCCAGGATATATCTCCAAAATGGAATGTAATAGAGGCTTTTCTGAAAAAAGAATGAATGCAACGCAAAACGAACGCTGCAAACGAACGTTCGGTATCTTGCAACGGTAAATTCCACTGCTATTAAATAAGCTGACACGGCGTTTTGCCGACTCAGAGTAAGTATGCAGATATTGTTACGGTAGCTGAGATATTGCCACATTTGGGAGTACCCATATAAGTGCAGGAATGTTTTTAAATTTGTCGTTTAACTTGTCGTGCCATTATAGTGCATATAGGTTTTTATGGGGGGTACTGTGCTGAGAATCTTTATTTTACTTGGGTATCAGAGAATACAATATAGCAAAAATCGAGGTGATAATATGCAAAACATTACAATTAAAGCAGGAGTAACAGAACAATATTTTGTATTCATGGCATCAGTGTTTTATCTGGAAGAAACAAAGAACTACGAGGGGATATTACTATTAAAGGAGAAAGGAAAAGAACACGCAAGATATGAGGCAAGTGATATCAAGATACAGTCAAAATGCAAGGAAACTGCATTTAAGCAGCTGCGGCAAATTGCGGAGATGTACCCTCCAAAACAAGATTTAAAAGTTATAGATGCTACAGGAGGTCTATGAAATGAGTGATATTGTAGAGAGATACCGCCTTTCGCTATTAATGAAAGAAAAGGAGAATGGCGGTAAAAAGAAAAAGCTCCGTTGGAATACTCCCACAGAAGTACGGCGTTCCCTGGCAAAGATTAATAACATGGTACTGAATGGGGAGATCACGGCAAAGGAAGCGAATTCAATTTTTTATTCTGCAAATCTGGTTCTGAAAGCGCTGGAGCAGGAAGCCCAGCTTAAAGAGGGAACCGGAGGCGCTGTAACGGCTGCAGCAGGTCAGAGTCGACAATTCGGCTGAGATACATTGTTTTTTA